GGGCCTCTAAGAGATGGACCAACTACTGCGGCTCCTATCTCTGCGACACCTTGCGGCAAGAATGATAAATCTTTCTCACGGGTAAATACACCCGGAGATACAATTCTTTCTGCCATTTTATTCTCCTATGAAATTTTAAAAAAGGTTATTGTTAAACATATATAAATAGTTTAGAAAATTTCAAAACGTTATATTTATGCTGGTTTATTTTCTTCTAAAGGCACAAAAGTACCTGTTTTAGGGTCAAGTGTACCTGGACCATACTTATCACTTAGAATTTTTACTAAATCTTGCTCTTTAACTTGATTTTGTTTCCATTCTTTTCTAATTTCCTCTTCACGTTTTGTAATATTATCTAATCGTTCTTCTACTAAAATTTTCTGAACTCCAATGTTACCTAATTCAGTTTGTAAAGAACTATAGTTATCTGCTACTTCGTTTATTTGTTTTAGTTCTTCTTCTGAGAACTTTTTTTCTTCAGCCATTTGACTTCTCCTTAACTAATTCGTTATATGTTTCTACCCATTTTTCTTTGTACTGACCATTCCACGTATTGTGCCACGGTCCTCCTCGTGTATAGTGTATTGCTTTCGGGTCTATGTTATCATTATACCAACCTTCTAACCAATTAAAAGTTGCTGGTATCTCTCCAACACACTCATCACTTGTCCATTCAAATCTATGTAACCATTTTGCGTCTTTTGTGTTAATATTTTTCACACTTAATTTTTTAATATCAGGATGTTCACAATTAAACAACATTAAACTTGACCAATTCTTTCTTGGATAATGTGTTTGTGCTTTACCATCCATCTTTGTACTTTCAGGTGGTGTATAATTATGTTTTACACACATAACAGAATACTTACTATCATAATAATCTAATAATTCATTAACATCGCATTGCCATAAAAAATCAGAATCACAAAATAAAGCTAATCCTTTGTAACCATTGAGATACGGAGTTAAAAATCTACTATAAACAAATTCTGTGCTTGACAAATAGTCTGCTTGTCTCCAATAAATATTTTTTAACTTTAGTTCTGAAACAATTATAGGTTCTATGATAACATTAGTGTTATACTTTTGCATAGAGTACTTCGATACTTGATAAGGCGGATTAACAATATCTGAAAAATTTTCAGAATAATCTTGTCTACTATCATATCCTATATAAACGTTCACTTACTTAATCTTTTTGCTTTTTCATTTTGTACTTCAACATATGAATCTCTGTGCCAAGCAGATATTTCTCCTATTTCAATATGTTTAGGTTGAGTAATACACCAAATAACAATATCAGCCATCTCTTTGTAAGTCAAACTTGACAAATCTGATTCAAGTAGTCCTGGATTTACATCAATTATCTTACATTTCTTATCTGTGTTAAATCTTAAATTATGTGAAAGATGAGATAATGATGCTTTTGAAGCAGAATACATAAATCCTTTAGATATGTTATCGTACTTTGCTCTACTAATTATATTTACAATAGTTTTGTCTTCATATTTCCACTCTTGAAACACTTCCATTAACAATCGAGTTTGGTCAAAGAATGGATGTGCATTATTTATGAACAAATCAAATTTATGTATTTCATTAATAATTTTTGCTCGCTCATAATTGTCAGAAACATCATAATCATTACTTGATGAAAATCCTTTTACATCACCAAAACGATTATATAACTCTTTTCCGAGTCCTTTAGTGTGACCTGTTATTGCTACTCTCATAATACTCATTAATTAAATTAAAACTTGGCTCTCCAAATAAGTCACCTTTTACTGAACACGTATTACACGGGCTGTGACTTCTATCTCCTACTGAAAGTCTATCACGAACTTTTTTCATCTCTTCACCCATCCAAACATCCATAACAGAACTTTCAATTAAATTACCTACTACTATTTCTCTACCCCAATCATTAGAACAAAACAACACATCGCCATTCCAATCTACAAACATTTTATAATAAGGATAGTGACATTTTGTTCCTTTTAAATTTTCAATATCGTCTTCATCAAATCCTATCCAATCTATAAGTCCACTTCTATTATTAACAAATAATCCCCATTCATCTTGTGTGTGATGCGCACGTAACTTGTAATTGTCTTCAGATATACCTGCTTCTTTCATTATCTCAACAAAAGGTTCTATTTGTTCAAGACCATCGTATAGATTTATGTATAACATATCCATACCACTTTCATATATTTCAGTAACGGTTTTTTTATTTAGAAAATCACCATTAGTGTTACACTCAAATACATTATTAGGCAATTCGTTTCGCATCGCTTGAACAATTTCATTAAATTGTTTATTTAAAAAGTTCTCTCCAAATCCACTGAAAGATATTCTTCCAACATAATTAAAATCTGCTAATCGTTTAGCTATTGTACTTGCATCTTCTATAGTTGTATTTAAATTTCTGTTTGGATATACTTTAGGGTCGTGACGTGGACAAAAAACACATTTTCTATTACATAATTCTGTAAGATTCATCTCAACCGTTAAAATACTATGTAAGGGATTCTTAGTATTTTCAATTAATTGTAAGTGCTTCTTCTCCTGGTCTTTTCGATACTGAAGAAAACTATGTTTATCATCTATCTTTTTCATCTGACCAATTATCAAACATACTTCCGGATAACCATTGTCTATCATAATCTAAAGTCTCTTCTTTTAAATCAGATAAAACATTCCATTTGATTTTTTTGTCCTCTGCTAATTTTTTTACGTAGTTATATTCTAATTTTCCGTTATGTGGATGCGCACCTGAACCTTGATTTTTTATAGGAAGATACCAACTAAATGGATTGTCTGTTCCTTGTCTTTTTTCTTCAGTTATTTTTCTAAAAAAATCAAAACCTATAATGTCTAAACTTTTATAAGTAGTTACTTTTTTAGTAAAATATAATAAAGACATAAATCCTGCAGAAGGTCTCATTCCGTGAGCAGGACCTCTATATCCATCTCCAAATCCTTCCATATATTTTAGTTCATCTAACATCTGTACTATTTCGATATCATTAAACATATCTATTCTTGGAACTTGCGGCAAACTATTATCCCATATTATTTGGTCTTCTATATTTAATAATTTAGTTCTAACACGATTAAACAATATCATAGTATCTTTATATTGTCCATCATAAAAATCTGTTTTCAAAGTTTTTATCGTGTTGAATCTAAAAGAACCTGTAATCCATATATCAGTTCTACTCCCAAGACTTTTATGATTAGCTTTAGTTCTTGCTATAGCCGCCCCGTGATGTATTACAATATCAAAAGAATCAATAAAATCTCCATACTCATAATGCATCATCTCTACAGAGTTGCCTACAAGTATAACTCTTTTATCTCTTACAAGTTCTTCAATAGGAATAGTTAGCACTACATACCACCTACAGATTCTCTTTCAATATCATCGTGATTTAATTCAGCCCAATAAAATTCATAACAAATTGTTTTTGCATTTGCTTTAAAACTATGATACTCTCCAGGTTTTGCGATAGTCATATCACCTGCTTTAAGAACCGTAGTATCTACTAAATCGTAATCATTTTTATAAATTATAATTTCTAATTCACCACTCTCTACATAGAAAGCATTGAATTTATATTTGTGTTTATGTTTAGAACAATAACCGCCTTTATTCACTTCAATCCTATGTACTTCAAAATTAGGATTAGAAAATATATTAGCTGTCTTGCCCCATACTTTTCCTGCTGTGTGCATATTATAGTCTCGGTTTAGGTTTATTTTCAGGGTTATTCCAACGGACCAAAGGAAGTCTTTTTACCTTTGATTCACGTTCTTCTTCTTCTTTCTTTTGATAATAGTTTTTAGGCAGAGTTATCATTCTAAGTCTATTAGGCTCTGCTTTAAAAACTACAAAAATATCCAATTCTTTTTGGTCGTGTCTTTCTCTTAGAAATTGAAATTTTTGTACCCACCAATCCATAGGTCTTCTTGATGGTTCGAGTTGTAAAAAAATTAATCTTGATGCTGAGTTAAATAAAGTAACTAAATTTAAATCAACTTCAACAGGATTCAAAGTATCAAGAAAACCATCACAAAGAATTGCTTCTGCTTTTTTATCTTTCATAACATCTAAATCTTCAACACTTGAAATAGAAACACTTTCAGTTAAATTTCTTTCTTCCATTAATTTTTTAGCAGTAGATAAAAATCCATTATCATTTGTTCTTTTTTGTTTAGCTACGGGTAAGTTATCAAAATCTACTTCATTGATTTGACTTGTATCAGAGTGTGATTTTAACTTTTTATCAAGTCTTTCTTTATACAAGTCTGCACTACTTTTTGTTTTACTTTCTACTATCTTAGCTGGCTTCATCTTTAGATTTGAAATAACTTCTTCTAATTCATCTAAAGGCCATTGAGTAGAGGCATCTGATTTTGCTTCTTTAGGATTAGGATGTGTTTCAAAAAACAACCCATCACACCCAACAGCAACTGCGGCTTTAGCTAAATACGGAACCATATTTCTCATACCTGCAGTTGATGTTCCGTTGCCTCCAGGTAATTGATTACTATGAGTTGCATCAAATATTACAGGAAATCCAAACTCTTGCATAATAGGTATTGACCTCATATCTACTACAAGATTGTTATATCCAAATTGTGTTCCACGTTCTGTAATCAGAATATTCTCGTTACCTTCTTCTGTAATTTTTATTATTACATTTTCTATTTCCCAAGGAGATAAAAATTGACCTTTCTTAACATTTACTACTTTACCTGTTTGTGCTGCGGCTTTTATTAAGTCTGTCTGTCTACACAAAAATGCGGGTATTTGTAATATGTCAGCAACTTCTGCTACTTCTTTTACGTGATGTACTTCGTGTATATCAGTAAGAACAGGTAAGTTGGTTTCATTTTTTACTCTTCTAAGTGCTTCTAATCCTTTTTCTATACCCGGGCCTCTGTATGATGAATTAGAAGAACGATTTGCTTTATCAAAAGAACTTTTATAAACTATAGGAGTATTTGTTTTTTCTCCTATTTTTACAAGTTGTTTTGCAACATCTGTAGCAAGTTTGTATGTCTCAACAACACAAGGTCCTGCTATCAAAGGTGTATCTTTACCGCCGAATGTTACATTTGAAACTGAAACTTTTTTCATTTATAACTCCTAAGATTTTTTCTTTTTAAATTCTTCAGGTTTAACAATAGGGTCATCACGAACAAATACCTCGTACCACAATTCCCTCTCTTTGTGAATATAAGTCAAATAATCATTAATCTTACGTTTCCAATTCTTATCTACTTTAGGATTTATTATCCCACACTTTGGACTTGAAAGAACTTTATTAATAAAATAATGTGTATCTTGTCCACGAACTTCACATTGAAATATAGGCCAATTCATATGATAAAAAGAACCCCATTGCATATCTTGATGTACTTCAATATGGTCAAGTTGTTTTCCTAAACAAACTGCATATAAAGAAGATTCACTAATATTAGTACTATATATCATCGGTACCTTCATCATAAAAGCATACAAATCTGCTTCACGTGGTAATATACAAGATTCACCAAACAAGTCTTTTAACTCACCTATAATCTGATGTTGTGTTATAGGATGTGGTTTGAATAAAACTTTATCTCCGTGTCTTTCTTTAATAGTTTTTAATTTATTTAAACAGACTCTACTTTTGATTTTATTAGAACCAGGTAAAACTACTAATGCTTCAATATCTCTATCGTATTTTGGGTCTTTAGTAAAATCTACTCTGTCTTCATATTTATTAGATACTTTGTTTTCTACATTATTTTTAAAATATGAAACCCAATCTAAAAGTGGATAATCTTCACTTTCGTCATCGTAGTAAGCATCTCTAATTGATTGTTCTCTCATTATGTGACTAAGAGGACACATCATAAAAGATGTAGCGTACTCTGTATAATTTATAGTTTTGAAATATGCTATTTCATTAGCCATTACATCGTATGAAAATTCAGTAGTGTATCTTTTCATACGTTTTCTAAAATATTTATCTACACCTGCAAGATTGTCAACCAAGTATTTATTTTTTTCATACTCGCCAATCCGTTCGTTTGCAATATTAGCATCGAACATTTCTGCTTTCATTTTAGCCATTATAACTCCTTAGAATAACCTTTTATATACACATATATAAATATAAAGTTATTCTTGTAAAATTGATTTTTTTTAGGATACGTAGTAACTTGTTATTCGAGTCGTATTGTAAGTCGTAATAGTTTCAAAAGTTGTTGTATATTCTGTTATAGTATCAAAAGTTGTAATCGTATTAAACGTTGTAATTGTATCTTTTGTTGTTTCAAAAGTTGTAATTGTAGTTTTTGTCGTATTGAAAGTCGTTGTAGTAGTCTTAGTTGTTTCAAAAGTTGTCGTAGTGGTCGTAGTAGTATTATAAACCGTATTAGTGTTTTTAGTTGTTTCAAAGGTAGTAGTTGTAGACTTAGATGTTGCTGTTGCTAAAGTAGTAGCAGTATTATAAGTTGTAATTGTATTAAACGTAGTTGTAGTAGGTAGTGTAGTGTTGTAAACCGTAGTTACGGTCTTACTTGTTTCAAAAGTCGTAGTGGTTGTCTTAGTAGTATTAAACGTAGTCGTTGTACTTTTACTTGTTTCAAAAGTTGTTGAAGTATTTTTACTTGTAGACGTTGCTAATGTAGTAGCTGTGTTATAAGTTGTAATTGTATTAAACGTGGTTGTAGTGCTTTGAGTAGTATTAAAAGTCGTAGTGGTTGTCTTAGTAGTATTAAAAGTTGTAGTAGTTGTTGTATTTGTTTCAAATGTTGTAATAGTATTAAAAGTTGTTATTGTTTCAAAAACCGTATTTGTATTCTTTACGGTTTCAAAAGTTGTAATCGTAGCTATTGAAGTAGCAGTTACTAAAGTAGTAGCCGTATTATAAGTTGTTATAGTGTTAAAAGTAGTTGTAGTACTTTGAGTAGTATTGTAAGTTGTAGTTGTAGACTTTGTTGTATTGAAAGTCGTAGTAGTTGTTGTATTTGTTTCAAACGTTGTAATAGTATTAAAAGTCGTAATAGTATTGAATACGGTATTTGTATTCTTTATGGTTTCAAAAGTTGTAATAGTTGCTAAAGTAGTAGCAGTAGCTAATGTTGTAGCAGTATTGTACGTAGTAATTGTGTTGAAAGTAGTTGTAGTAGCCTGCGTAGTATTAAACTTAGTAATAGTTGACTTCGTAGTATTAAATGTAGTTGTCGTAGTGGTCGTAGTATTAAACGTTGTAATAGTATTAAACGTTGTAATAGTATTGAATACGGTATTTGTATTCTTTACGGTTTCAAAAGTTGTGATAGTTGCTAATGTTGTAGCGGTTGCCAATGTCGTTGCAGTATCATAAGTTGTAATCGTGTTATAAGTTGTTATGGTACTTGTTGTAGTATTAAACTTAGTAGTAGTTAACTTAGAAGTTTCAAAAGTCGTAGTAGTCGTTTTTGTAGTATTAAAAGTTGTAGTAGTACTCTTAGTAGTTTCAAAAGTCGTAGTAGTATTTTTTGAAGTAGCAGTTGCTAAAGTCGTAGCAGTATCATATGTAGTAATTGTATTGAAAGTAGTTGTGGTACTTTGAGTAGTGTTAAAGGTCGTAGTTGTAGTCTTCGTAGTATTAAAAGTCGTAGTGGTTGTTTTTGTAGTTTCAAAAGTTGTTATAGTTGCATACGATGTAATTGTACTATAAGTAGTCGTAGTATCTTTTGAAGTTTCAAAAGTTGTAATAGTTGCTAAAGTAGTAGCAGTAGCTAATGTTGTAGCTGTGTTGTAAGTAGTAATCGTATTAAATGTAGTTGTCGTACTCTTTGTAGTATTAAAGGTTGTTGTCGTACTCTTAGTAGTATTAAAAGTTGTAGTGGTTGATTTTGTAGTATTAAAAGTTGTTATTGTGTTAAATGTTGTAATAGTGTTAAAAACCGTATTCGTATTCTTTACGGTTTCAAAAGTTGTAATAGTTGCTAATGTTGTAGCAGTTGCTAATTTTGTCTCAGTACTTTTAGTAGTTTCATAAGTTGTAGTAGTTGACTTTGTAGTATTAAAAGTAGTTGTAGTTGACTTTGTAGTATTAAAGGTTGTTGTCGTACTCTTAGTTGTTTCAAAAGTTGTTGTAGTACTTTTTGAAGTAGCAGTAGCTAATGTGGTAGCTGTATTGTAAGTTGTAATTGTATTAAACGTAGTTGTCGTAGCCTGCGTAGTATTAAACGTAGTAATAGTTGACTTCGTAGTATTAAAAGTTGTAGTTGTAGACTTTGTAGTATTGAAAGTCGTTATTGTATTAAAAGTCGTAATAGTTGAAAAAACCGTATTAGTATTTTTATTTGTTTCAAAGGTTGTTATAGTACTTTTTGAAGTAGACGTTGCTCTTGTTTCAATAGTTGACCTCGTAGTATTATACTTCGTAGTGGTTAACGTAGAGGTATTAAAAGTTGTTGTAGTTGTCTTGGTAGTATTAAACGTAGTTGTAGTTTCATAAATAGTAATCGTTTCATATACGGTGTTCGTAATTTTTGTAGTATTAAAAGTTGTTGTGGTTGACTTTGAAGTAGAAGTTGACCTTGATTCTAAAGTTGTAGTAGTAGTATTGAACGTAGTTGTCGTATCTTTAGTAGTATTAAAAGTTGTAGTTGTAGACTTTGTTGTATTGAAAGTCGTAGTGGTTGACTTTGTAGTTTCAAACGTTGTTGTGGTGTTTTTTGAAGTAGCAGTTGCTAATGTCGTTGCTGTGTTATAAGTTGTAATTGTATTAAACGTTGTAGTAGTGTCTTTTGAAGTTTCAAAAGTAGTTGTTGTACTCTTTGTTGTATTGAAAGTTGTAGTGGTCGTTTTTGTAGTTTCAAACGTTGTTATAGTTGAGTAAGTTGTAATAGTTGTGTAAACCGTATTAGTTACTTTATCAGTTTCAAAAGTAGTTGTAGTATTTTTTGAAGTCGAAGTCGCTCTTGTTTCAATAGTTGACTTTGTAGTGTTAAAAGTTGTCGTAGTTGTAGTATTAGTATTAAACGTAGTTGTAGTACTTTTAGTAGTGTTAAAAGTTGTTATAGTTGCATATGCTGTAATAGTCGAGTAAACCGTATTAGTTACTTTATCAGTTTCAAAAGTAGTTGTGGTGGTCTTTGAAGTAGAAGTCGCTCTTGATTCTGAAGTACTTTTGGTAGTATTAAATGTAGTAGTTGTAGTTTTAGTCGTATTAAATGTAGTTGTGGTTGAGTATTCTGTAATCGTAGTAAACGTAGTTGTAGTATTTTTTGAAGTTTCAAAAGTCGTAGTAGTATTTTTTGAAGTAGCAGTTGCTAAAGTTGTAGCAGTATTGTACGTAGTAATAGTATTATACGTTGTAGTCGTAGATTTTGTGGTATTGTAAGTTGTTGTAGTACTCTTTGTAGTTATAGTGTTTTTACTTGTAAGAGTAGATGTTGTGGTGTTGTAAGTTGTAGTCGTAGACTTTGTGGTATTAAAAGTTGTTATTGTGTTAAATGTTGTAATAGTTGAGAAAACGGTGTTAGTGTTTTTAGTAGTCTCAAAAGTCGTAATAGTGCTTTTTGAAGTCGAAGTCGCTCTTGTTTCAATAGTTGACTTTGTGGTATTAAACTTAGTAATAGTTGACTTCGTAGTATTAAAAGTAGTTGTAGTACTCTTTGTAGTATTGAAAGTTGTACTCGTAATATATGCAGTAATAGTTGAGAAAACGGTGTTAGTGTTTTTATTAGTCTCAAACGTTGTGATAGTATTTTTTGAAGTAGACGTTGCTCTTGTTTCAATAGTTGACCTTGTGGTGTTGTAAGTTGTTATAGTACTCTTTGTAGTATTAAAAGTTGTTATTGTATTAAATGTAGTTATAGTCGCATAGGTTGTAGTAGTATCTTTTGTAGTATTAAAAGTTGTACTTGTAATATATGCAGTAATAGTATTATAAACCGTAGTTGTATTTTTTGTAGTATTGAAAGTTGTTGAAGTGGTATAAGTTGTAGTTGTACCGTAAGTAGTTGTGGTATCCTTTGAAGTAATCGTTGCACGTGTCTCAATAGTTGACCTTGTAGTATTATAAGTTGTAGAGGTGCCTATCGTAGTAATAAACGTTGTAATAGTATTATATGTAGTATTTGTATTAAAAACCGTAGTAGTACTTTTACTTGTATTATAAGTAGTTGTGGTATTCTTTGAAGTAATCGTTGCACGTGACTCAATCGTTGACCTCGTAGTGTTATATTCTGTAGTAGTACTTTTAGTGGTATTAAAAGTTGTAATAGTAGCATACGTTGTAATCGTACTATAAGCAGTCGTAGTGCTTTTTGTAGTATTAAAAGTTGTAATCGTAGAATAAATCGTAGTAGTACTAAATGTAGTTGTTGTATTCTTCGAAGTAATAGTAGCATATGCAGTAGTCGTAGACTTTGTAGTATTAAAAGTTGTCGAAGTGGTATAAGTAGTAATCGTATTATACGTAGTTGTAGTACTTTTTGAAGTAGCAGTAGTTCTCGTTTCAATAGTTGACCTTGTGGTGTTGTAAGTCGTTGTAGTACTCTTTGTAGTATTATATGTAGTAGTTGTATTTTTCGATGTAATCGTTGCACGTGATTCGATAGTTGACCTTGTGGTATTATAAGTTGTAGTCGTATTTTTAGAAGTAATGGTAGAACGTGTTTCTAAAGTATTAGGTATAATTGTACTAAATGTAGTTATAGTTGACTTCGATGTAATCGTAGCACGTGTCTCAATAGTTGACCTTGTAGTATTGTAGGTCGTACTTGTAATGTATGCAGTAAGTGTAGCAAATACGGTTGAAGTGGTATAAGATGTAATTGTGTTAAAAGTCGTTGTAGTGGCTTGTGTAGTATTAAAAGTTGTCGAGGTGGTATATGTCGTAGTAGTATTAAAAGTTGTTGTAGTTGACTTTGATGTAATCGTACTCCTCGATTCAATGGTTGAGAGCGTGGTATTATAAACCGTATTAGTACTACCTGTAGTAGAAGTAGCCCGTTGTAAAATTGTAGCAATCGAAGTTTGGAATGTGACAATCGTATTAAAAGTAGTAATAGTGCTATATATAGTTGTGGTGTCCTTAGTAGTTTCAAACGTTGTAGTCCTTACCGTATTAAAAGTCGTTATAGTTTGCGTAATAGTATTTCTTGAAGTCGAAGTTGCTATTTGAGTACTCTTCGAAGTACTTCTGTAGGTATTTCTACTTGTATTTCTATATGTAATTTTAAATGGTGGATTATAAAAAGGAAAATAAGTATTAAAATAAGTTCTATACAACGTTTTATAAAAAGTATAATATGTCGTATTATACGTTGTAATTGTATTAAATGTTGTTAAAGTAGTTGTATTTGTAGACTTTGATGTTGCGTATGTTGTAGTCCTGCTTGTATTAAAAGTTGTTGTTGTATTTCTTGATTCAATAGTTGACTTCGATGTACTTGCAGATTTTGAAGTATTAAACAATGAAATACCTGTATATACGGTAATAGTATTAAAAGCAGTAATAGTGCTTCTATAAGTTTGATAAGTTGTGATAGTAGAATACGTTGTAGTTGTACTATAAATTGTAGTTGTATTTTTTGAAGTAGCCGTTGACCTTGATTCAATAGTGTTTCTACTCGTTTCAAAAGTTGTAATCGTAGCTATTGAAGTAGCGGTTGACCTTGATTCAATAGTATTCTTAGAAGTAATTGTATTTCTTGTTTCTAAAGTATTTTTACTTGTATTAAAAGTTGTAATAGTAGCATACGTTGTAATCGTAGAGTAAACCGTAATTGTTGCTAACGTGGTATTAAAAACCGTTGAAGTATTATAAGCAGTAATAGTACTAAATATAGTTGTGGTTGACTTCGAAGTTGCAAACGTTGTAATAGTAGAGTATGATGTAATTGTACTATAAACCGTAGTAGTTGACTTCGAAGTGTTATAAGTAGTTGTAGTTGACTTCGAAGTATTAAAAGTTGTAATCGTAGAATAAGTTGTAATTGTACCAAAAGTAGTAGTTGTACTTTTCGAAGTAGAAGTAGCTCTTGTTTCAATAGTATTTCTGCTTGTATTAAAAGTTGTAATAGTTGATTTAGTAGTAATAGTAGCATACGCAGTTGACGTAGTTTTTGAAGTAGAAGTATTTCTTGATTCAATAGTTGCTAATGTAGTATTAAAAGTCGTTATAGTTGACTTCGAAGTAATAGTATTTCTTGTTTCAATAGTTGACCTTGTGGTGTTGTAGGTCGTGATAGTTGACTTCGAAGTATTAAAAGTTGTAATAGTAGAATAAACCGTAATAGTACTGAAAACCGTTGCAGTTGTTAAAGTAGTATTATAAACCGTTGAAGTATTCTTCGAAGTAGAAGTAGACCTCACTTCTTTAGTTGATAGTGTAGTATTAAAAGAAGATACCGTTAACTTCGAAGTATTAAAAGTTGTAATCGTCGCATAAGTAGTAATTGTGCTGAATACGGTTGTAGTAGTTTTTGAAGTAGATGTGGTTCTTTGTTCAATAGTGTTTCTACTTGTATTAAAAGTTGTTATGGTACTTTTCGAAGTAGAAGTGGCCCTTACTTCTAAAGTATTTTTACTTGTATTAAAAGTAGTTGTAGTGGTTTTTGATGTAGCAGTATTTCTTGAAGTTGAAGTTGCTAACGTAGTATTAAAAGTCGTTATAGTTGACTTTGAAGTTGCAAATGTTGTAATAGTGGCATACGTTGTAATTGTATTAAACGTTGTGGTAGTATTCTGTGTAGTATTATATGTCGTCTGTGTTACTATTGAAGTTATAGTTGACCTTACTTCTAAAGTATTTTTACTTGTATTAAAAGTTGTAGTAGTTGACTTCGAAGTATTAAAAGTTGTAATAGTAGATAACGTAGTTTCAAAGGTTGTAATAGTAGAATACGTTGTAATCGTATTAAAAGTAGTTGTGGTACTTTGAGTAGTATTGTAGACCGTTGAGGTTACTATTGAAGTTATAGTATTCCTACTTGTCGCAGTAGCCAAAGTAGTGTTAAAGGTAGTAGTTGTTGACTTTGAAGTTGCGAAAGTTGTAATAGTATTAAATTTTGTAATTGTACTAAATACGGTTGTAGTTGATTTAGAAGTATTAAAAGTTGTTGTAGTACTTTTTGATGTAGCTGTTGCCAATGTCGTTGCTGTAGCATAAGTTGTAATAGTGTTAAACGTGGTAGTAGTCGTTTGTGTAGTGTTAAAAGTTGTAGTAGTATTTCTTGAAGTAGAGGTATTCCTTGTCTCAATAGTTATTCTTGAGGTATTAAAAGTTGTTGTCGTACTCTTCGAAGTTTCATAGGTTGTAATCGTATTATACTTGGTTATTGTATTATAAACCGTAGTTGTATCTTTTGTAGTGTTAAAAGTTGTTGTAGTTGTTTTTGATGTAATCGTAGAACGTTGTTCAATAGTACTTCTTGTGGTATTAAAAGTTGTAGTTGTTGACTTTGAAGTTTCATAGGTTGTAGTTGTTGACTTTGAAGTCTCATAAGTTGTAATAGTAGCATACGTTGTAATTGTATTAAACGTTGTAGTGGTTGTTTTTGTAGTTTCAAAAGTTGTGGTAGTTGTTTTTGAAGTTGAAGTACTTCGTGTTTCAATAGTTGACCTTGTGGTGTTGAAAGTCGTAGTAGTATCTTTAGTAGTATTAAAGGTTGTAGTCGTAGACTTTGTGGTATTAAATGTAGTTGTTGTAGTCTTACTTGTAGCAGTAGCTAAAGTAGTAGCAGTATTATATGTTGTAATCGTATTAAACGTTGTAGTGGTCGTCTGTGTAGTATTGTAGGTTGTAATTGTAGACTTTGTGGTATTAAAGGTTGTTGTCGTAGACTTTGTAGTATTAAAAGTTGTTGTAGTTGTCTTTGAAGTTTCGTAAGTCGTAATAGTATTATATTTTGTAATTGTATTATAGACCGTAATTGTATCTTTAGTAGTTTCAAAAGTTGTTGTAGTTGTTTTCGATGTAATCGTAGAACGTTGTTCAATAGTTGTTTTCGAAGTATTAAAAGTTGTAGTAGTACTCTTAGTAGTTTCAAAAGTAGTCGTAGTTGTTTTCTGTGTTTGAAAAGTTGTAATCGTAGAATATGTTGTAATGGTATTAAACGTAGTTGTGGTGCTCTGAGTAGTATTAAAAGTCGTTGAAGTTACTATTGAGGTTATAGTTGCTAAAGTGGTTGCAGTAGCTAACGTAGTTTCATATGTAGTTATAGTTGACTTCGTAGTATTAAAAGTTGTAATTGTAGCCAACGTAGTTTCAAAAGTAGTCGTTGTGGTCTTACTTGTAGCGGTTGCTAATGTAGTAGCAGTATCGTATGTTGTAATAGTATTAAATGTAGTTGTAGTGGCTTGTGTAGTGTTAAAAGTCGTTGTAGTGGACTTTGTAGTATTAAATGTAGTTGTCGTACTCTTAGTAGTATTAAAAGTTGTGGTAGTAGACTTCGTAGTATTAAAAGTTGTGATTGTATTATACGCTGTGATTGTATTGAACGTAGTTATCGTACTTTGTGTGGTATTAAAAGTTGTCTGCGTTACTATTGAAGTTATAGTTGCTAAAGTTGTAGCAGTAGATAAAGTTGTCTCATAAGTAGTTATCGTACTTTTAGTAGTATTAAAAGTTGTAATTGTAGATAACGTAGTTTCGTAAGTTGTTGTGGTATTTTTAGTTGTAGCAGTTGCTAATGTAGTAGCAGTATCATAAGTTGTTATAGTATTAAAAGTTGTAGTTGTGCTTTGTGTGGTATTAAATGTAGTCGTAGTTGTCTTAGATGTACTTGTAGAACGTTGTTCAATGGTACTTCTTGTAGTGTTGAAAGTCGTAGTAGTATCTTTAGTAGTATTAAAAGTTGTGGTAGTACTTTTAGTTGTTTCAAAAGTTGTAATAGTTGACAAGGTAGTAGCAGTTGCTAATGTAGTAGCGGTGTTATACGTTGTAATTGTGTTAAAAGTAGTAGTAGTACTTTGTGTAGTTTCAAAAGTAGTTGTAGTACTTTTAGTAGTGTTAAAAGTTGTTGTAGTTGACTTGGTGGTATTGAAAGTAGTCGTAGTTGTTTTCTGTGTTTCAAAAGTTGTGGTCGTAGATTTACTTGTAGCAGTAGCTAATGTTGTAGCTGTATTATAAGTTGTAATAGTATTAAATGTAGTTGTGGTACTTTGAGTAGTATTGTAAGTTGTCTGTGTTACTATTGAAGTTATAGTTGCTAAAGTTGTAGCAGTAGCTAATGTGGTTTCATATGTAGTTGTGGTTGATTTAGTAGTATTAAAAGTTGTAATTGTAGCTAATGTAGTTTCAAAAGTAGTCGTTGTGGTTTTACTTGTAGCAGTAGCTAACGTTGTAGCAGTATCATAAGTTGTTATGGTATTAAACGTAGTTGTTGTACTTTGCGTGGTATCATATGTTGTCTGTGTTACTATTGAAGTTATAGTTGCTAAAGTAGTGGCCGTAGCAAGGGTAGTGTTGTAAGTAGTTGTAGTTGACTTTGTAGTATTAAACGTAGTCGTAGTATCTTTTGAAGTTTCAAAAGTTGTAATTGTAGATAAAGTTGTAGCAGTTGCTAAAGTAGTAGCAGTATCGTAAGTCGTTATGGTGTTAAAAGTTGTGGCCGTGGTTTCTGTAGTATTGAAAGTGGTTGTTGTTTCTTTAGTAGTGTTAAAAGTTGTTGTGGTTGTTTTAGTAGTATTGTAAGTTGTAGTTGTAGTCTTACTTGTTTCAAACGTAGTAGTTGTAGTTTTGCTTGTAGCAGTTGCTAATGTAGTAGCGGTATCATATGTTGTAATAGTATTGTAAGTTGTAATAGTGTCTGCAGTTGTATTAAGAGTAGTCTGTGTTACGTTTGAAGTAATATACTCTGTAGTTGTTTCTCGTGTAGTATTAAAAGTTGTAGTGGTATCTTTAGTAGTGTTATATTCTGTAGTTGTTTCTTTTGTAGTATTAAAAGTTGTTGTAGTAGCTAACGTAGTAGCGGTTGCTAATGTAGTAGCAGTTGATTTTGAGGTGATTAAGGTGGTATTAGTAGCTTTAGTTGTGTTAAACTCTGTACTAAATTTTAATTCTTCAAGAAATCCAAAAGCGCCGTTCGCCATAACTATCCCTTAATTCATTATGAAAACGGGCCTAAATAATTGACTGCCACGTTACTTGTGTTTACCACGTAGTACGACATTAAAGATATGCCGTTGGCGGTTGTGTCAAATGTTATAGCACTTCCTCGAGGGGTTTTAAACAATGAATTAAGAGTTATTGAATGACCACCTGAACTATCTTGTATAAGAGCGATAAGTCCACTTTGTCCTTCACGACCTGTTAGGTTTGTTGGAGTTAAAGTGACGTTACCGGTTAAAGTAAGATTGTAATTGTTTTTTGCAGATAAGTCAATATTATTAGCGCCTGTAATAGAAGAAGCTGTTTGTGTTACGGTAAACGCCGCATCAACTTTTATGTTTCCGCCAAAGTTTGTTAAATCATTTTTAAGTATATTACCTTGATTACCCATACCACTATGAGCAGTACACTTATAAAATAATTTACCAGCAGTTGCTTTTGTTACTTTTAATTCAGTATAAGCTCCTGCGCTTCCTGCAGTTCCACGTGTTGTAACACCTGTTGTATATGTTGTGCCGTCTTCTGTCAAACTAAATGCAAATGGATGTGTAGAATTTGAACTATCTGATTGGTCAAATCTATAAGTTTTTCCTTCACTAACTACTAAATTAGGAGTTGTTGCTCCTTCAAAAGCGAAATGATTACCACCATCATCAACTACCGTAACCTCTATTACTTCAGTAAGGTTACTAATCATCCTGCCTTTATAGTCGGTCTTTACGTTACCACTTGCTGTAATGTGGTTATTAAATGTCGCACTTCCCGCATCAGACATATCTAATTGTAATGAAGTTATAGTTGAACCACCATCATTACCTTTAATTAATACGTCTTTATTTGATGTTGCAGATTTTATAACTAAATCAGAAGATACTCTACTTAACCTACCAAATTCAGTTCCACCATCTTTTAGAATTACATCTGCATTGTCTGCATCTAAAATAATATCACCTACTGCATCGATTGTAAAATCACCTTCGGTGTTTTTAATGTCACCACTTGATGTGATATCGTTTAGTACTGCGTTACTGCCTGATGTTATTACTTTTTTCCAACTTGGCATTTACTACTTCTCCTACTATATGGTTGGTTACTCTTTTGAGCCCACTTCCCTTTCGGGCCAATATAGACTATACTACTACTACTTACTAACTACTTCTTTCTTTTCTTCTAAACTTTTAAGTTTTTCTACTTCTTTATAAATCTTTGAAACTAATGCCCCTACAAAAATAGAATCTTTTCCTTTTATTGTAGAGTTAAAAACACACTCTTTTATAAAATCTAACTCAGCTATATCTAACTTCATTTCTGTAACCTCGTATATTCATTTTGTAACCATCTCACCGCATCAATTGCGACTTGTAAGTCAGTACCTCTCAATGATACTGAATCTCCTATAACTCTCAAAATCCACTCAATATGTTTTTGTTCCAAATCTAAAACCTGATTTGGAGTTTTCATTGCTTTTTTTGGTTGAACCTTTTTCTTTTTAGTTGGGTCAACCTTGTCTATTAATCCCATAGTATAACCTTATCTTAAAATTAAGAGTAAATAAATATATCTCCTGTTGCAGTATTAACGTGCATCATACCAATTCTATTTGCTGCGGCTGTTCCAAAGTCATTTGGATTTGAGCCATCGATTGGGTCTTTAGCTGAACCTGAAACAGAAACTATAAATTGAAATCCTGCTGCGGCAGAGTCTACTGATGTAGCATTTTGTGCTAATTTATCTTCAGCACCAACTGCCCATCTATTAATGTCATCATCAAATACTAAAGCCGCACCCGCATAAGATGCGTTAGTTTGTACTATGATACCACCATCACCTGAAGCAGAGCCACTATTAAGTAAAATGAATTTATCTTCTACTAATAAATTTGCAACGTTTTGTTGTACCGTATCACCAAATATTGTTAAGTCACCATTGATTCTAACGTTGTCTCCAAAAGTTACGGTAGATGTTCCTGCACCGATTGATACAGCAGATTCACCTGATAAATCAACATCTAATGCTGAACCCGCACCACCTGTTAAACCTGTACCTGCTGCGGCCGCAGCTATTCTTATTGTACCACTATTAGCCTCTAAACCTGTTCCAACTAATGGTGCCGCAAGTTGACTTATGTTTGCTCTTTTTTCTGTACCCGCATCACTAAATATAAATTTATCATCACTTGCTATAGTATCACTTGTACCATCTGCACCAAAAGCGTCTATGTTTAAACCTGTAGCAGATACACCTGTAATGTTTGAACCATCACCATAAAATGAACCACTAATCAAAGAACCACTTATGTGACCTTCTGATACAATTTTTGAAGAACTTACTACTGCACTTGCTCCTCCTGCAAGTAAAACACTTCCATCAAAAGTAAGATTTGCTTCACCTTGAAGAGCATCTGTTCCTGTAGCAGTTAAAACTCTGTTATCAGCACCGGTGCTCATAAAATCAGAAACATCTACAGATAATTGACCACTTGCCGCATCTAAACCTGTACCTGCTATTCCTGATACAAGGTCTGCAATAGATTCTTTCTTTGTAGCATTAGAACCATCAGCATCAATTATTGCTATACTATCATTTGCTACATTTACAACAGCTGCGGCTACTTCATTTAAATCTACTGAAAGTGCTGTTCCACCGCCACCTGCGATACCTGTACCTGCTACTCCTGTTGCGAGAGCATCTGCATCAACACCTCCATCTTTGATAGACAAAGTTTTTTCAGAGGAACCATCATATGTAGTACCTGAATTGAATTGAATAGTAGCGTTATCTACTACTAAATCATTTGATATTGTACCACCGACATTAGTCAGACCTGAACCATCTCCTTTAAAGAAAGATGCAGTTACATCATTAAGATGCGCTCTACTGCCTGATACTATTATTTTTTTCCAACTTGCCATTAGTTTTCTCCCTGATTTCGGCTATCATTTATAAATATAATATTGTCAAAAATTTCAACCATCTCTATTGAAATCCTAAATAAAAAGCACTACCACTAAACATTACACCGCCTTTTGTTGCGGGTGGAGTGCTACCTTGTATTTCACGTAATAAAAACATTGATGCTGTTACGTTACTTGTTACTACACGAGAACCTGTTGTACCGGTTAATGTTATAGCATTTCCATTACTTGATGCTTTTATACCATCGCCATCAAAATTAATTGACCTAAAGTTTTGACTCAACACAACACCTTCAGCAGATGCAGTTATTGCTAATCCATCGCCTGAACCACCACCGCCTCCGCCTCCTCCGGCGAGTCCTGATAAATCTACAGAGTTACCATTTGAAATACTTAGTCCATAAGTAGTAGGATTATAACTCAATGTCTGTTGGTCTCTATCATCACTCGCTTCTGAACCGGAACGTATTCCTAATGGTAAGAGTGACTTAATCTGTGCCGCTCCACTTACAATCTCCGGTATTTTTGCTGCGAGATGTGCTTTTGAAAGAGAACCACTTACAGCAGCTGCTATCTGTGCTGAACTACTTATGCTTCCCGCAGGAAGAAGTGATACTATTTGAGTAGAACTACTAACGATTCCGAGTCCGTGTATTCTATCAATTTCAAAAGAACCTGAAAACGAGCCTGTAAAAGAACCCGTAAAATTAAAATCTGCCGTCTCCCACTCATATTCACTTGTTAGTGAACTTGTGACATTCGTAGTTCTTAAAAATTGTCCTGCTTGTTGTGGCGCTTTTGCCTGTCTTGTTAAATCTATTTTAGCCAATTACTTTCTCCACTCTATACTTAATTAGTAAGGTGTCCTGATTATCTACTGCCAAACCACTATGGTCTGCGCGTGGTTTATACAAAACTAATTGTTCAAATTTTGAGCCTGATAAATAATAATCTGTAACAACATCTCTATCAGTTTTTTGGTCTTCTGTAGTCTGCTGTTCTAATCCATTTATTTTAAAAGTAACACTTCCTGTCACTACTTTAAAATCATCAGGAACATTTATATCATAAACTTGTTTAGTAGCATCACTAATCACAGGTGCATCAGCATCTAAAAATTCTCTTCTATCTTCAAACAAAGTTTTAATGTGATTATGTGATACAATATCCTCGGTTCTTGTTGATAAACTACTTGTCAAATGTAATTTATAAGGTTTAAACGAACCTTTTATAGTATGTTTGAATCCTAAATCTTCAGAAACATTATTACCATCATCTGTAGATACTATAGAGTTTACTAAAATTCTTCTTATTTCTGTTGCGTTTGGCATTATAGTCCTTGATTAAACCTTATTTTTATTCTATCTTCATCTTTTAAATTATATCCATAAGAACCTGTTACTTTGTAAATAGTAACTTTATCAGTATCAGATTTAAAATAATCAGATGAGTGTACATTAGGTGCTTCATTTCTTCTCAAAGCTAATCCGTTTAAATATATTTCTAAAGTATCACCATTAATATTTTGTGAACCTGTATTTGCTAAACTAACTTGAAATACTTGATTACCATCTCCGTCAAGTGAAGCAGATTGACTACCTGAAAAATATTGTTGTTTAGTTAAAAGATTTCCTTGTACGTATCCATAAGTGACTATAGCTTTTGTATCAGCTGAACTTGTAGGAAATCCTTGTCCTCTCATAACATAAAGAGTAGGTCCACTATTTGCATTAGTAAATTCTAAATCTTCTTGTTGACCTATTTGATTTGTTCTTAAAAAATCTGTAGCATCAGGCATTACTCTCTCCTACACCTGTCCTTCTACAGAAGGAGGACCATAGTTATTGTTATCATTAATATCACTATTAGTTAAAGTTTGATTAATATTAGCTGATGTTTCTGAAAAGTTAGTAAGAAATTTTGGTGAAAATCCTCTTTGTGTATTAGACACTCCATTGAACTCTTCAGGTAATAGATACCCATTAAATGTAAAACTAAAATTAGTTCTGATTAGTCTTTCTTGTTCATATTCAGAGGCATCTTGAAAACTATCTATACTTGCACGAAATTTAAATTTACCAGGGTCTCCCCAATAAGCACCATCTGTAAAATTAATCTTCTCAATAATTCTATTCATTTGGTCTGTAAAGTTTGTCCAAACTATTGCTTCATAATTCATAATCATATAGTCAGGCATAGTTACAGAATGAAATTCATTACTTGGTTGTGCACCGTTCATAGCACTCATTAAATCATAACGATTATTAATAGAATACTTCTTTTGAAATTGATAACTAAGTCTTGGCTTATTAGCATCTAATTTGTCAATAGCATAGTTAGGGTCTTTTTCAATAGAAACTCTTCTAAAAGCTATAACAGGAATAATTCTTTTTTTATTTCTGTCAACCATCCAACCTGATTTTCTTACATTCGCCCATCTTTCAGGATTAGCATACATAATTGGAACTTTTACTTGATTACCATTTTCTTCTACAGCAGGTCTAATTACTTCATTAAAATAATACATAACAGCCGCATCGTGGTCCATAAGAGTAATAGAATAATTTTTTTTGTAATCATCATTATCTCTTCGTAACTCACGAGACCTATTGATAGTTCTTTTTTCTGTATATTCTATAGGTCTTGGTAATTTTTGTTCTATGTTTCTACTTGCCATTATATTGCTCTCACTTGTTCAATACCTAAACTACTTAAACGTGTTAAGTACGCACTTGCTACTACTGAAAAATTTTGGTCTTGCATACCACCTATTAACTGATTTTCATTCAAACTTGATATAGTCCAATATGCGTAATTCCAATTTACAACATCACCTAAACTGATTACCATTTTAGATTCTAAAACTGAATCTCTTAAAAAAGCAAACGTTACATTTTGATTTCTTTCAGGTCCAAATTCATCTGTGTTAAAATCAAAATCTTCTGCATCAATAACACATTTCAAAGTAACACCTGGCTTCCATGATTTTCCTGATGCGGCTTCACCGTACATATCAGTTGGTGTTTCTCTTTCATCAAGTTGATATATAGTAACTTCTTGATTTATGATACCTTCTTTACTTCTTAAAGAATCTCCAAGTAGTTCTTTATTAACTTTATGAAAAAAGTTGTTATCTCTCGTTGAGAGAAATCTTCCTGCCATTATGTTATCCTATGTAAATAGGGTAAGGAACTTTTTGTAGTTTCTCTTGCAATGCCTCTGCTTCATCTCTTTCTGCTTCCATCATTGCTTTTCTACTTGTCTGTTCTAATATTTCCCTAAGTTGTGTTACTAAAGTTTCTTTTTCAGCTGCGGCTTCGTTTCTCAATGTGTCACCATCCATTGTGACATCACCATTTGGTATTGGAACTGAACCATACTTACTTCTTATTGTTCCTAATAATTCTTTACAAAGAGCAAGTGCATACTTTTTAATCCATTGTTTACCAACATCGTTGATGTGTCTAAACTCCATATTGTCGTATGGTGCATTACTTATATCACTAACTCTTCCTACACTACTGCCTTTTAAAGGATTACCTCTGTCGTCTTTTACTAAATACTTAAAATGTAGTGTGTATGCTTCTGTAGGTTTTGGAAAAATTCTCAATTTGTTATTTACTAATTCAAATGAATAAGCAGATTTTCTTATTTGGTCATTTAATTCTATACCTTGTATTCTTAGTAAATCTGCATACATCGGCATCAATAAAAATTGTATAGCGGGTGAATAATTTCCCCAACCAAATGAATCTAAAAGATTTAAATTATTACTATTAACACCTGCATAAGGGTCAAAGTATTTATTTACTGCGGCAGGTCCTTCATAATAGACTTTTCTAACTTCTATAGCATTACCACTTTCAGAAACATTAGCATACAAAGCGTTTAAATCATATTCTTGTGAACCACTTGTTATATCAATAGAACCTGTCTTAAAATCTACCGTACCACCTACTCCTGCTTCTGTACCATATTGTTCTGAAAGAGTTATAAATCTACCAAAAGAATTTGTAACAGGTCTGTGTGTTAAATTAGAACCTGTAGATTGTCCTTGTAAAGATAGTAAATTATCTTTAATATTAAATTGATTTACTTGTGCTGAATATTCAGTTATAGCTTCTTCATAACAAGCGTAAAAAGAACCTGATTGTAATTCTACATCTACAATAGGATATCCAAGTCTCTTTGCCGCCCAATCTGCAAATCTATCTACTGAGTGTACACCCGAACCTGAAAATTCTGTGTCACTATCATAAAATCCGTAAGGTGTTTGGCTACTTGTAAAATTACTACTACCTGCCCAAATTGGTAATTGTGCCATTTATTTCTCCAAAAGTCTTTTGTCATATATAAATATAAAACTATTAAATTTCTGAAGATTGTATAAAAAGAAAAAAGGCCCAAAACAGGGCCTTTTTCCTTAAAGAGTATAAGTTAAATTACTTACACTTTGTCAACGTCAGCAACGATAACTTTACCGTAGAACTCAGGACGTACCATCTTCTTAGCATAACGTGTCATTACGCCTTTACGAGGTGTGAAATTCACAGGGTCGTAAACGAGAGGTGTCATAATTAACGGAATGTATGGAGCATAGACAGCACCTGTTTCTAAGAAATTACTTCCTCTGAAACCACA